CCTCGATATGGTGGCAGCGACCTACGAGGCCTTGGAAACTTGGGAGCCACGCCTCGATCTTGAAAGCGTCAGCGTCGGGGTTTCGGAGCCCGGCAACGTGGTCATTGATTTGGTTGGGCGGTATTTGCCAACCGGCGAGACCGTCAACCTTGATGGGCTCGAGGTGACGTGATGGGGACAGGCTTCACTGCGATTGATCTGTCTCTCTTGCCGCCGCCTGACGTGTTGGAACTGGTGGACTATGAGGCCACGCTTTCGGCTATGCTCGCTGAGCTTTGCGCAAAGGACTCCGCTTTTGACGCTTTGGTCGAGAGTGATCCGGCTTACAAGATCCTCGAAATTGCCGCCTATTATCGGATGCTTGCGGTGCAGCAGCAAAACGACGCGGCGCGGGCTGTCATGCCAGCTTACGCGGGGGGCGCCGATCTCGATCACATCGCGGCGCGGTACAATGTGGCGCGTCTGGTGCTGGACGCCGGCGATCCGAATGCGCTGCCGCCGGTGTTGCCGACCATGGAAGGCGACGAGGATTTTCGGCGTCGTATGTTGCTCGCATTTGAAGGGTTGAGTACCGCAGGGCCTGTCGGTGCCTACGTGTTTCACGCGCTGGGGGCTGACCCGAACGTCGCCGACGCAAGTGTGTTGAGCCCTGTTCCGGGCGAGGTTCTGGTCACTGTCCTGTCGCGCCAAGGCGACGGGACACCCTCCGCCGCGTTGATCGCTGCCGTTGAGGCGGCTGTAAACGCCGATGATGTTCGACCTTTGACGGATCTTGTAACGGTTCAAGCTGGGCAGATCCTTCCCTATGCGGTCGAGGCCGTTCTCACGGTCTACCCGGGGCCGGACAGCGCGATCGTGCTGGCCGCCGCGCAGGCCGCGACTGAGGCCTTTGTCACCGAACAGCATAGGCTGGGGCGCGACGTCACCCTGTCGGGGCTGTATGCCGCGTTGCACCGCCCAGGCGTTCAAAACGTCTCGCTGATTTCGCCGGTGGCGGACCTTGTCGCAGATGACACTCAGGCAAGCCACTGCACCGGGATCGACATTACCGTCGGGGGGCAAAATGTCTGACAGCCTTCTCCCACATAACGCGACAGCGCCGGAGCGTGCCCTTGAGGCCGTGACTGGACCGGCTCAGGTGCCGCCAGTGCTTCTCCGCGCGATCTGGGACCCGGAGAGTTGCCCGGTTGAGCTGCTGCCCTGGTTGGCCTTTGCGTTCTCGGTCGACGTTTGGGACGCGGAATGGCCCGAGGAAACGCAACGCGAGGTCATTCGCCGCAGCTTTGAGGTTCACCAGCACAAGGGCACAAGGCAGGCCGTCGAGCGCGCTCTGGGGGCTTTGGGCTTCAATGTCGATCTCAGTGAATGGTTCGAATACGGGGGCGATCCGCATACCTTTCGCATCGATGCATTTGGCGAAGATATCTTCGATGCCGGATATCAGATCGACAGCGATCTGTTTGCGCGGATCACGAGTCTGATCGAGCACGTTAAACCTGCGCGGTCTCATTTTGATCTGAGGATCGGAGAGGGGTTCAGGTCCGAATGCGAGATCCGCAGCGGTTCTCGCCCTGCATACTCGCACCGGCTGGACACTGACCCAGAGCCGCGCCCTGCAATGGCGAGCGCCGAGCTGGTCATGCGGACAGCGCCACGGGTGCGAGCTGTTGCAGCCCTTGAGCTAGATCCTCGACCCCGTTCGCAGCGGGTGTCTGTGGCGGTCGCCGCTCGAACAGGCGCGCGCGTTTTCCTCATCAGTCAACAGCTTCACGACGTTCAAAGGAGGGCCTAGCGTAATGCCCACCACGCTTCTTACCGATATCGCGGAGGCAAAGCTCACTGCCGCCGTTGGCTCTGGCACTCAGGTCGCAATTACTCACATTGCGCTGGGAGATGGCAACGGTGGCAACTATGGCCCCGGCTTTGGCCAGACCAGCTTGCAGCGCGAGCTGGCGCGGCAACCCATCGAGACACGCCATATCGTAGGGAACAATGCCTGGCGCGTGAAAGCCGAGTTCGGTCCGGATACACCGTCATTCTTCGTGCGTGAAATGGGGTTCTTCGATGCCGACGGCGACCTGATTGCGATCTGGGCTGGCGATGACGTGGTGGCCCGCCAGACCGGTGCCATCACTTACTTGGTGGACCATGTGCTGAGTTTCACGCGCGTGCAGGACGGTTTGGTCATCGTCAATGCGCCAGATGACGTCGTGTTTGACCTTGCCGTCACCACCGGCACCGCAATCGCAAACCTGCAACTTGAACAGCTGCGCCAAGCGGATGCCATTCGTGCAGCGCATGGCGCCTACTAAGGAGGCTTTCTAATGGCTACCAGTACGGAACAAATCAACAACCTGATTGGCGGTTATACCGGTTTGAAAGGCTATTTCGAGGGAGCGCGTGACGCCATCGATCAAGACCTGGCAGACATGCGCACGCAAGTGGATTCATTCACCGCAGATGTTCGGAACTCCTTTCGCACCCGCGTCTACGCCAACCGTTTGAGCGGCGACGACGCAGCGGACGGCAGTGCTGCCAATCCTGTCGCTTCCTTTGCTGAGGCTGTTTCCCGCGCGCCCGAGGGCGGTTTGCTGGAAATCTATTTGACCGGAAACATGGTCATGGACCGACGCGTTCTTTTGCCTTCCGGTGCGGTTCATATCCGCTCTGATGATACTTCTGTGCGCCGCCGGATCGTGTTCGAGGGTGAAGATATCTACGAAGAAGATCAATCGATGCCGCGGTTCTTTTCTCCATATGTCGGCGTTGGACTGATGTTTAACGCAATCGAGTTTGTGATGGGCACGTCTACTGCCAATGTTACGGGAACTCGACACGCGATAACGTGTAATGGGCTGACCAATGTGCTGCTGCGGGACTGTGAACTTGAGGCGGCGGCCGGATCAGATCAGGCACTTCTTGGTCTGACACACGGCGGAGGACTGGGCCTTCATGCAACCTCTGCGCCGACTGCGATGGATGGCCTGTGGATCGAAGGCGTCGCCGCAGGGACGGCGCCAGGAGCCGTCGAAAAACTCGCTTGGACCAATCTCACAAGCCTATAAAGGAGCGGCAATATGCAGACCATCACTCTCGAGCACAATGGCATCCGCCATTTTGATATGACCCCGGCGGAATTGCTTAAAAAGGGTGTCTCGCAGGGGGCCATTGACGATGCGCTGGCGGTGGTGCGCGCGCAGCAAATTTCTGCTGAGTGCCGCCGCCGCATCTATGCTGCCGCATCCGCAGAAGCGCAGATGAACATGGCGACCGCTGTTGCAATCACTTCTGCGAAAGCAGACGGCAACCGCACAGATGAGGACAAGACGGTGCTGGATGGCGTGCATCTGGCGCTTGCTTGGGTCGCTGACATGCGCGCGGCATTTGAGGCTTTGGCTGCAGATCCCGATGCGGATTTCATGAACGACGCAGCTTGGCCTCCCTTGCCGCCAGAAATTCCGGCTCTTATCGACCGGTTTTAACACCATTTAACAAGACTGCCCCGTGTCCTCTGTGGAATTCCGCCAGAGGGCGCGGGCGTTTTAATGGCCGATAATCGCTGCAACACGCAATTAGCAGCGAGGGCAAAATGGCTGGTTTTCTCCACGGCGTCGAAGTGCTTGAGATCGACTCGGGCCCGCGCCCGATCCGCACCATCAGCACTGGCGTCATTGGCATTGTAGGCACCGCGCCGGGTGCGGACGCTGATGCCTTTCCTCTCGACACTCCCGTTCTGATCGCCGGTAGCCGTCGCGAGGCGGCACGTCTGGACATTACCGGGGACGGCACCGGGGGCGGCACGCTTCCCGGTCAACTTGACGGCATCATGGATCAGGCGGGCGCTGTCGTGATCTGTGTCCGCGTCGACGAGGGTGCCGACGAGGGCGAAACCCTTGCAAATATCATCGGCGGCGTGAATGCGAACACCGGGCAGCTCGAGGGCGTTCACGCGCTGGTCGGTGCCGAAAGCGTCGTTGGGCACGCGCCACGCATCCTCTGCGCGCCGGGCTGGACGCATCAGCGGCCCGAAGACGAGGGCAACCCCGGCACCTATTTTGCGAACCCCGTTGTCGCAGAGCTTGAAGGGCTCGCCGACCGCATGGCCGCTGTCGTCATTGCCGATGGCCCCAACACTACCGATGCCGCCGCGCAGCTTTATGCCGGCGACTGGGGCACATCGTCCCGCATCTACGTTGTCGACCCCTGGGTGAAGGTGCTGAACGCTGCAGGCGACATTGTCGATCAACCCGCATCGGCGCGCGTTGCGGGCGTGATTGCGCACACCGATAATGACCAAGGGTTCTGGGTGTCGCCTTCCAACAAGGGGATTTTCGGCATCATCGGCACATCCCGACCGGTCGATTTCAAGCTTGGCGATATCTCGAGCAGGGCCAATCTGCTCAACGAAAACGACGTTGCAACCATCATCCGCCAGGACGGCTACCGCCTCTGGGGGAACCGCGTTCCGACGTCTGACCCGAAATGGCAATTCTTGTGTGTGCGCCGCACCGCCGATGTTCTGAACGAGAGCATTCAGCGTGCGCATCTGTGGGCGGTGGATCGCGGCATCACAAAAACCTACCTCGAGGACGTCGTCGAGGGGGTGAATGGCTTCATCGCCAACCTGGTTGCGCAGGGCGCGTTGCTGGGCGGCGAGTGCTGGGCCGATCCGGATCTCAACAACGCCGCGAGCATCCAGAACGGGCAGGTCTGGTTCAACTTCGACTTCACGCCTGTCTATCCGGCTGAGCGGGTGACCTTCCGCTCGCATCTTGTGAATGACTACATTTCGGAGGCGCTGGCATGATCCGCAACATTCTGAAAAACTTCAATCTGTTCGTAGACGGTCGGGGGTTCGCGGGCGAGCTGGGCGACTATACCCCTGCGAACCCGTCCATCGCTGCTGAGGAATATCGCGCGGGCGGCATGAATGGCCCCATCGATATCGACATGGGCCAGGAGAAAATGACGACTTCGTTTGTCCTGCGCAACTACAGCGCCGACGTGCTTGCGCTCTGGGGCGTGGCGCCGGGGCGGTTGATCCAGGTGACCGCACGCGGTGCGCTGGAAAGCGAGGATGGCACGGTTACGCCGGCCATTCACAACATGCGCGGCAAGATCATCGTGGGGGATCGGGGCACCTGGTCGCCGGGCCAGTCTGCCACCCTGACGTTCAACATGACGCTTGAGGCCTTCAAGGAGACCATCGGGGGCCGCGTGGTCTGCGATATCGACGTCATCAACATGAAACGGATCATCGACGGCGCCGACCAGCTGGCAGAACAGCGCGCCGCATTGGGCATCTAAGGAGCAACCATGCAAAACCCTGCACTCCCCGAATATTGCAAACACAACGTCGACGGCGACGAGGAGTCGATCACGGTCACCTTGGCAAAGGGCATCGTGGTCAGCGGTGAAAAGCGCACGGAAATCACCCTGCGCGAGCCGACCGTCGGCGACAATATGGCCGCCCGCCAAAGCGCGAAAGGCGACAATGCCGGGCACGAGGTCAATCTTCTGGCGAACCTCTCTGGCCTTTCGCCTGACGAAATCCGCTCTGCCAAAATGCGGGACTATACCCGCCTGCAAGAGGCGCTGGATTTTTTGAATGGGTGACGCCTGACGCAGCGCGTCTTGGCGTGCTGCTGGTCGCGCGGGAAACGGGCTGGTCCTGTGCCGAGATCTCCGCGATGAGCGTCAGCCGCATGAACTGGTGGCTTGAGGGTCTGAGGAACATCAATGGCAAATCAGCGCCTTAACGCCACGGTCACCATCGGCGGCGTCGTCGAAAACTCCTTCCGGAAAGGCATCGGCTTTGTCCGATCCGGCTTTGACAAGGTCGGGCAAAGCATCCGCGATGTGAAGGCGCGGCAAAAGGAGCTGTCGCGCGAGCGGTCGGTATTGATCAAACAGGGCCAGTCTGTCGCGCATCTTGATCGCGAATATGAAGCGCTCGAGCGCACGCTCGACGATCTGGTTCGCAAGCAACGGCGTTGGGAACGCGCCATGCGCGACAGCGCCCGCGTCGGCGCCACGTTCAGCACAATGTCACACCGTATCGGGCGCTTGGGCCGTCAGGTGGGCGTCGGTCTCGCCGTAGCCGGGGCTGGTGTGTTTGCACTTACCAGCTCGACCGCAGCCTATGGTGATCAGGTGGCAAAAACGGCCGGCAAGCTGGGCATCGGTATCGAGGCGCTGCAAGAATTTCGTTATGCAGCGGAACGGTCGGGGATCTCGACCGCAACGTTCGATAGTTCACTGACCGCAATGCAGAAGCGCCTGGGCGAGGCCGCGCAGGGCACCGGTGCCGCGAAAAAGGCGCTTGATCAGATCGGGTTGAGCGCAAGCGATCTGATCGCCATGGGGCCAGAGCGCGCCATGGGCGCAATCGCGGACAAGCTGCAGGGCATCGAAGCACCAGCCGAACGCGCGGCTATTGCTGCCGCCCTGTTCAGCCGGTCGGGCATCGGCATGGTGAACATGCTGGGCAACGGGTCCGACGCGCTGTCGCAGCTGCGCGAGGACGCGCGGCGCACCGGCTATGTGCTGAGCGAGGAAGCCGCACGCGATGCCGAGAAATTTGCCGATGCGCAGCTCGACGCACAGCTGACCGTTAAGGGCCTGAAAAACACCATCGGGTCTGAGCTAATGCCGGTGGTTACCCGTTCGATGCAGCGGTTCAGCGAATGGGCTGTGACCAATCGCGACGACGTGGCAGCCTTCGCCGATACCGCCGCAACCAAGCTTGAGGCAGCTTTGCCTGTGATCGGTCAAATCGCTGAGGGCATGGGTGATGTGTCCAGAACGGTCGGTGGCGTGATCTCCAAGACAGCGGAAATGGTCGGGGGCTGGAAAAACTTCGGCATGGTGGTCGGTGCCGTCCTGGCCGGGCGCACGATTGCAAGCGTGCTCAACTTCGGTTGGGCTGTGGGGCGTCTTGGCGTGTCGATGGCGGCTCTGGTGCCATGGGGCACCGCTGGCGCGGGCGCGATGAAGCTGTTCGCGGGCGGGCTTGCGCTCGTTAAGGCGGGCATTCGTGCTGTCGGGCGAGCCTTGCTCATGAATCCCATTGGCCTTGCTGTCGCGGGGATCGCCGGCGCGGCCTATCTGATCTATGAAAATTGGGAGTCCGTCGGGCCGTGGTTCGGGCGTCTCTGGGAGGGCGTGAAAACCACCTTTGGCGGCTTTGGCCGGTTTGTCTCTGGCATCTGGCGCGGTGATATGGATGCCGCCGCCGCAGGGCTTGCTGATGCCTGGGAAGGCGGCAAGGCGCTACTCTCCACCACGCTCGAAGGCATCGGGGGCGTGTTCAAGTTTGCTTGGGAACGCGGGATAAAGCCGATCACTGATAAGCTGGGGATCACCAGCCATATTACCGCGGCTTGGGATAAGCTGAGCGGCTTTTACTCGCGCCATTGGCACGGCGTCAAAACGATCTTTGGAGGCTTTGGGCGATATGTTTCCGGCGTCTGGCGTGGCGATATGGATGCCGCCGCTGCTGGGCTTGTTGATGCCTGGGAAGGCGGCAAGGCGATCCTGTCCAACACCTTAGACGGCATCGGCAGCGTTTTCCGCAGCACATGGAAAAACGTGATCAAGCCGGTGACCGACAAGCTTGGTATTACCAGCGCAATCACGCAAGCTTGGGATGCTGCGCGCAAAGCCGTGGGCGATGCCGTTGGCAAGATCGGCAAGGCGCTGCAATCCGGTTATGATGGGACAATCGGCCCGGTGATCGCGGCGATGGGGGCAACCGGCGGGATTTCGAGCGCTTGGCAAGAGGTTAAGAAAGCCATCGGTGCCGTTGTTGATTGGCTGGTTCAAAAGTTCGACACGCTTATGGAAAAGCTGCAGCCGGTTCTGGATGGCCTGACATGGCTGCGTGACAAGGGTGCGGGCGCCGTCGAAGGTGTCAGAGGCGTCGGCGACAGCATCGGCAATGGTGTGCGCGACTTTTTCGGTGGTGGAGATCCAGAGCAGCCGTCGCCACGTAACCCGCGCGGCGGCCAATCAACACCGCCGAAGATCTCCGGTTCCTACCTGGGCGGCACCATCGGGCGCGGCTTTCGTGAGGTTGGCGAGCAGGGGCCTGAAACGATCTGGACCTCGAAAGGTGGCTATGTCGCCCATGCCAACGCCACAGAGCGACTGGCGCGGCTGTCTGAGCGGGCAGGGCCGGTTCTGGATGCCTTGGGGGCCGGGCTGCAGAAGGCGGTTGCGGGCGCGCAGCAATCCATCGCGCCGCTGGTGCAGCGAGTCCAAGTCGCAGCGGATAGCGGGCAGGGCGCAGCGATGCCGCAACCGATGCAACCTGCACAGCCCGCGCCGGTCATCATCCACGCGCAAATTCATGCGGGCCAGATGAATCCACAAAACCTGATCGACGAGCTGGAACGGCGCGGGCGCGATGCGCAGGCCGGGGCGCTCTACGATCAGCCGCACGATTACGGCCAGTATGGGGGCACATGATGACTGAAACGATGATGCAGCTGGGCGTCTATCAGTTCAGCGTCGACAATGCCGCTTATCAGAACCTCGAGCGTTCGACCGAATATCGCTGGGCTGCACAAGAACGCGTCGGCGCGCATGACGCGCTGCAGTTCACCGGCTTTGGCGCGGACACGATTTCGCTGCGCGGCGTGATCTATCCCCACTACAAGGGCGGGCTCGACCAGCTCGACAAGATGCGCCGGCAAGCCTCAATCGGTATTCCCTTGCCTCTGGTGGCAGGCACAGGCCGCGTCCTGGGCGTGTGGGTGGTGGAGTGCGTGCGCGAGGGGCAACGGACCTTCGCGCAGCAAGGTGCGCCCCTGCGGCAGGATTTTGGCATCAGTATTCGGAGGTATGACGGTGGGCTCCGCAGTCTTCTACCATTCTAAGGAGGGGGAAACCCTCGACGAGATCGTTTGGCGACACTACGACGCCGGAATCCGCGGCGCGGTTGAGATCGTGATCGAGGCGAACCGGGGCATCGCGGAGCTTGGGCCGATCCTGCCGATTGGTACGCGGGTTCTCCTGCCGGTGATCGAGGAACCGAAAAAAGCCGAGAGCCTGCGCCTATGGGATTGATTGATTTTCGACCGCTGTTTCGGGTCACCGTCGGTGGGCAGGACATTAGCGATGTGTTGGCACCGCGCCTGGTCAGTCTGCGCGTCACTGACGGGGCAGGGGTGCAGTCTGATAGTGTCCAGATCACGTTGAGCGACACCGGCTATCTTGCAAAGATCCAGGAGCCCCGGGCGGGAGCTGAAATCAAGGTCTGGCTGGGCTTCCCGTTCAGCCTGTCTTACATGGGCCTGTTCATCGCTGACACGGTCGAAGTCTCTGGTCCGCCCGACGCCGTGACAATCACGGGCACCGCCTCCGTGAACGGCGAAACGACCAGCGGCAAAACTGCGTTGACCGATCAGAAAAAGCGCAGCTGGCCTGAGGGCACCACCATCGGCGCCATGGTGGACAAGATCGCGGGCGAGCATGGACTTGGCGCCATGGTGTCGGAAAGCCTGCGCGCAGAGGTCTTGCCGCACATCGATCAGATCGACGAGAGCGATATCAACCTCCTTTCGAGGGTCGCGCGCGACTTTGACGCGATTGCGAAGCCCGGCAACGGGCGGCTGATCTTCACCCGACGCGGTGAGAGCGTCACGGCATCTGGGCAGCCTATGCCGGTTGTAAAAGTCCACAAAAAAGCGGTCACCGAATGGCGTTACCGAAACAGCCTGCGCGAAAGGGTCGGGCGCGTGATTGCCACGACGCAGGATCTCAAGGAAGGCAGGCCGGTCGAGGTCGAGGGTAAGCGGTGCGGCACTCCCACACTTACGGCATGACGCTTGATATGTGATTCAGAGGCTTCTTTGATTAGTGGGGAGTTTCTCGATGGGAGCTACAAGCGAGTTTCTGGCAATGGTGCCTCGTCGTGGGGATGGCAA